TGAAAACTAGCCCACCTGCAACCACCAATCGGGCTAGGATCACGAAGAACCAGGGCTGCCCCCCGCAACTGCGCGGCGGGTTTCCGCGAACGTTTATCTGTTGGTATTCTAGTGTGGACCGGTTAGGCGCCGGTAAACAATTTCCATCACACTTGATTCCTTGTCGGGAATCTAGATCGCCGCCCCACCGTATGGTGGATCCCGGGTCGAAGGTGAGGTGTATTTTGTGGTAGGGGAGGGTGGTCACCTGTTGGTGGCTCCGTTGATCCTACCCTGAGTACGCTCCGACGGAAATTGCTTACATTCGACAAAATCGCCTGCAACCGAAACTTCCCACACCGAACCAACCAAGGCCAGTCTCCGCCACTTGCCATGGCCGCCACTGCCCGCAACAACTTTCTCGCCTCGGTGGTCGCCAATGCGCGCGGCCAGCCGATCACCGCCGCCGGCCACCGCCGCTTTCGTTCTGTCGTCCGCACCTCCGCCACCATTGGGGGGGTGAACGACAGCCGTGCTGCCTCTATCTTTTACGAGATCGGGCGCGGTGTCAACTCCTCGGAGAGCGCCCTGGCCGTGCCCACCGACGCCACCATGCGCGTCGAAGCGGCCTACCCAACCAACGCCGTCCTCGCCGAGGACTTCGTTGGTCTGGCGAAGAAGTACTCGAATTTCTCAAGCACCTTCGAGTACTCTTCGCTCGCCGGCGTCGCTGAGCGGTTGGCCCGTGCCCTCGCCGCCCGCTCGATCTGGGACGACTTCGACTCGACCGCCATCACAGGTGGCCGCACAGTTGTCGTCCACGCCCTCGGGACCTACGACGGGCCCGTCAACTCCATGACCGACACGGTCTTCATCCCGCGCCTCACTAACACCAACGTGCGCGGTGACGTTTTTGCCGTCCTGGTCGCCGCTGTCACTGGTGAGGGGAGCGCAGTCGCCACTGACGTGCTCGAAGTCGACGCCGTCACGCGTCAGGCTGTCGTGCCCGTCGTTGACGGCGTAGCCCTCCCCCTTGCGCTAGTCGACGCGCTGCGCATCATCGGGGCTAACATGATCGCTTCGGACCAGGGGCCGCTCTTCGCCCTGGCCGTCACGCGCGGGATACACCGTATCCTGAGCGTCGTCGGCCATACGGACGAGGGCGGCACTACCCGGGACTTGCTCCGCTGTGCGGCTTTTTCGCCTCCTTTCGGAGGAGTGAGTAGCCGACTTTCCGACTATGCTGGCCTCCCCGCCCTCTCCACCAATGGTGTTTCCGTCGTCGCTTCTTACGTCGACTCGATCGCCCTTGTTACAGCGGCGCTCGTTGCGCACAGTGACCCGGGCGACCACTACCAAGGTGAGTGGTTCCCCACTTTCTTCCTCGGTGCCACGCCCACCGACGGAGACGCCCGGCCCGGACAACACACCGCCGGGACAGCTGCCATGGCGGGCGCGATTCGCGCCCAGCTGTTGAACGATCAGGAGCGTTTTTGGCAGAACTACTGTCGCGGTCTGGGCATGATTTTTTGTGCCGAAGGTGCAAGTGACTTGGCCGTGCGTTTCAGCGTCACGGCTTCATACTCGCTCGGCGCGGACTGCCGCCACTTGCGTCACGCTTCTGTCGCCCCCTGGTTCTGGATCGAACCAACTTCACTCCTGCCAAGCACCCTCCTTGGCACCGAGGCCGAATCCATCGGTCACGCCTCGTTTGGCGGTCGCGACTCGCAGAGCCTGCTGCCGGCCTGGGAGGCGATTGTGCCGGCTGGTGGGCGTGACACGACATTCTCGGCTTACCATGTGCGTTTGCCGAGCGCGCGCCGAGCCGCAATGCTGACGCACTGGCTCGGACACGAGTTGAATGGTCTGGGTGCCCTGAGCATCCGGCAACTCGACCCGACCACTGTGGTCCACCCCGGGGCGTGCGCAGCCCATCCAGATGTGCGTGACCGTGTTGAGGCTGCCTTGCCCATCACGGATTACCTGTGGACACGCGGGCAGTCGCCGTTTCCCGCCCCCGGCGAGTTCCTAAATCTCGGGGCCACGGCAGGGATCTTTGTGCGTCATGCGACGTTCACTGACGACGGGGACATCACGATGACGCACCTCCCCGCCGCACGCGAGATGGTGAACTGCGCCATCACGATAGAAGTGGGTCGCCCCCTCTCTATCGCCAACGGCGCAACCAACGCCGCGGACGCGACCGCCCGACGCGCGCGCACTCGCGGCGCCCGCGAGCTAGTCGCGGTGAAGCAGCGGGCGGCTTTGTTTGGGGTCGCCGACATGGCCGAGATGCCCGTGATGACCTCGGCCCCTCGCCTCGACCGTGCCCCGCCTCCCCCCCCCCCCGGCGCACCCGCCGCCGGCCACGGGACCGGGCCAGGGCTCATGCGTCCCCCGCAACAGGGCGTAGGAGCCGGCCCGGGCACTAACGAGCCGGCCGGCAACGCGCTTGTGCCTGTCGGCCACCATGGCGCGACGACTGCCCCCCCCGCTCCTCGGCCAGCTGGCCCACTCGGTGCGATGGGCGGCGGTGGCGCCCCAGGTGGACGCGCGCCCCCTGGTGGTGCTCCGCCTCCCCCTCCCGCCGGCGGGCCCGCCGATGACAACAACGATGACGACCTCCGCCCCGCACCCCCTGTTGCGGTTGCCGCTGCCCCGGCTGAACGGGCCGCCGAACAGTAATGGCGGCCTTGGATGTCCGAGCTGCCGAGTTTGGCCTACTCGGCTCACACTTAGCGATGTTAATCCGCGGTGTGCCTGGCCTTTCACGATCGTACGACGATCTTGATTTCACGCGTCAGTTGATTCGCCTACAAAGCGACACTTCTGCTCTTGCGCGTGACCACCCTCTCCTTCCTTGTGCCGTCTCTCTGCTGTTGGCCGACTTCCCCGTCCAGTTGGCAGCCGACGACCGGCTTACCCACGCGCTGGTGAACTCCGCTTACAGTTCGCCTGCGTATTCTCTTTTCCCCCCCGAGATCAAATTCCGGATCCCGGGGATCAAACACTCATCGACGGGCAACGCGAGATCTTACGCGCGCGCTGCCCTCAACATGTTCATCCACAACGCGGACTTGACAGAGGCCGCGTTCCCGAGGAAGGCCCATTCGGCCGCAAACGACAAGCCGCTCCTGCACCTGCGTGGCCTCCTCCAAGGCCTGCGCACCACTCAGGGCACCGGCGCAGCCGCCTTGATGGTGGCACGTGCAGCTGGGAGATTGACCGAGGACCAGGTCATCTCCCTCATCTTATATCGGACGGCGTTGGCGCCCCTCTTCGGCCAACGCTCGTATGACTATGCCTGGTGGGCGATCACCGAGCCAGGCAACACGGCGGGCCTGAGTAACGCACTCAAGGCCCTGGGTTTGAACGCGACCGCGTGTGGCGCAGCTTTGGTTGAGGCAAAAGCGCTGCAGGGACGTGGCATTGCCCCTGTCGACATGGCGGGGGAAGTGGCTTTTCGCGTTCAGCCCGACCTTGTCAAGGCGAAGGTCCTCGAGCCCGACTACGACGAGTTGCGTGAGCACATTAAACACGTGCTTCACAGTGAGCTCGCCGGCGAGCTGGAGTTGACGCCCCTCGCTGAATTTTGGTCCTCCCGGTGGTTGTGGTGCGTCAACGGTTCAAACACGAGCACCTCCGACCGGGCCATGGGCCTCGACCCTCACGAGTACGCAGACACACACACGCGTACTTACCGTCGCATGGTTGCGGAGACGCTCGAACAGGAGCCGATCAGCACTTGGGATGGTACGACGTCCGTCTCGGCGTCAGTGAAACTCGAGACAGCCAAGAGTCGCGCAATCTTCGCATGCGACACCCGCTCTTATTTCGCTTTTTCTTGGATTCTAAATGACGTCCAAAAGCGCTGGGGCAACAACCGAGTGTTGCTCGATCCGGGCAAAGGCGGCATGGCAGGCATAGACCGCCGCATAAGACGCTCCCAACACACTGGGGGTGTCAATGTCATGTTGGACTACGATGACTTCAACAGTCACCACTCGACGCGGTCTATGCAAATTCTTTTCGAGGAGCTGTGCGACATGTACTCGGCGCCGAGCTGGTACAGGGACACACTGGTTAATTCATTCGAGCGCATGTTTATTAATTTTGAGGGGAAGCAACACCACGTCCTGGGGACCCTCATGTCTGGCCACCGGGGCACCACTTTCATTAATTCCGTTTTAAACGCGGTCTACATTAGGGCGGCCATCGGCGGCCCTACTTTCGACTCGCTAGTTAGTTTGCACACCGGCGACGATGTTTACCTCCGCGCCCCCACACTCTCTGATTGTTCTAGGATCCTTACTGCGGCCAAGGACTACGGCTGTCGGATGAACCCAACCAAGCAAAGTATAGGTTTCAGACGTGCAGAGTTCCTACGCATGGGGATCGGTGAACGGGCCTCTTACGGCTACCTCGCTCGCTCTGTGGCCGCCTTAGCATGCGGCAACTGGTTCAACCCCAACCCGATGACACCGTGGGAGGGTTTTAATTCACTCGTTACTTCTGCCCGCAGCATAATTAACCGCGCGGGCGGACAACTCCGGTTAGGCGAATTGCTTAGTCCGGCTGTACGCCACGGGAAATCAATATCATACAGGACCCGTGCTCAACTAATTGACGGTGAGTGTGCCATTGAAGGCGCACCGGTCTACGGTTCCGACTTCCGACTCAAGACTTTTGAGGTCAAGTTACCGAAGGCTGACGCCGTTCCGATCTCCCCACGGTGGCGCACGAACGCCACTCGTGATTACCTCTTGGACCACGTGAGTCCGATTGAGGCAGAAGCACTGTCGCTCGCCGGGGCGGATATAACTACTATGATGGTCGTCGCAAGTTTTGGAAAAGGACTAGACCGGAAAGTTTTACAATCCACCCCCGACTTTGTGCTCCGCCGAAAACCGGTCCGCGCAGCTTTAGGGTTCACCGATGTGGTTACGCTCCTGACGTCGATTCCCCGCGTCGGGTGCCTATCGGGATATCCTCTGCTCAACCTGGTTGCCGGTCGTCTTAGCAACGACGAACTCCGGCACCTGGTCCTTCTAGCCGGCGGCGATGCCAACGCCGCCGACCTACAAGTTGAGGCTTTCGGAGCGGAAAGCCTAACGAGGAACATAATTGGCACTCTTCCTTTCTCAGACGCCGTTAACCTGGGAAAGCGTACAAACTCCGCGAACGTCTACGTACTCACATCCATTTACATGTAGACACAATAATCGCGCAGGTCAACAACGACCATACCACCCCCCGCTACACAACGTAACAGTGTGCAAGTGAGGCCCCGACGATAGGGGCGCAGCGGGGGGCGGGAGTTTCATTATGCCCCGAAAGGGGCTGAAAATCA